GTTACATTGCCGAGCGCACCCGTTAATTTGGAATACCACATCGAAACAGTAACGCCGGCAGCGGCGCTGCCTTGCCCGTTTGTGAACTCAGTAAGCTGCGTGAACGTGTTTCCGCTTGCATCAGTAACCGATGTATGGTCATTGCCATCGCCATCGGTTGTGGTAAGGTTGTCGGTTGCAAGGCCAATAATACATATCTGCCCGGATGAACCAATGCCACTGGTATTAGTTGTCGTCCAGGAATTGGCAGACGTTTTAACCTGAGAAGAAGTGGATGAGCCAGCAGACCACGCTGGCGGTGATTTTCTTTCTGCGCTGAGAAACAAAGGAAAAATTAATATCAAAAACAATTTCTTCATATTAAAGATTGTCAATGTATGCAATCAAATCCCATTTTGAATCGGCGCTGTTATAAATGAATCCGAGATACATGGTCTTGTTTACAACGGTTGTCGTCGGCAAAGCAATATCTGTACCTCCACGAAAAACCGCATTCCAGCTTAGTGTTCTTGCTGTCCCGTTATCTTTAATCCGGATTATCAGACCATTCCCATTTGTCAGTGTTCCGCTCGGTGCGCTGAAAGTGGCATTGGCTGAAAGGGCAGTCAGGTAGTGTTCATTCCTCTTTGCATCACCCGTTGGCACAGGTGTCGCATTGGTTGCTTCGCTGGTTTGTTTGAAACTTACAATAGTGCTGGTTACATAAGGCGTAGTTAGTGTAATTGTAGTTGATGCTGGAATATTACTGCCATCAAACTGTGCCTTCTTTGAAGCATCACCATTATCTTCAATAGTGAATACGTTATCTATAACAGTCTTGTTTGTTAGTGTTTGCGCTTCATCAGTATTAACCAGCGTTCTCGTTGTTGCATTGCCCCGGTACTTCAATATATGTGCTGTACTTTCGTACCAGATGTCACCTGCGCTCAATGACGATGGGTCTGCCGTGTGTCCTGTAAGGCGAATATCCGCATTAGTAGCATTTGCGTCAAAGGTCTGTTTATTACCAGCAGTATAGACATTTGCAAGGTCAATCTGCACTATATCGCTGCCGACATCGAAGGTTGGGTTTCCAGATACTCCGTCTCCGTTGGTAATTACAACTTGATTAGCTGTACCAGTAAGCGTCCTGCCTGCAAAAGTTCCAGCACCCGTCCTTGCAACAACACCATTCGTTCCCAAATCTGCGATACCGTTCACTTCTGCATCGAATGTAATCTCGGTTTCATCGCCACCAGCATCATCGGCGGCATTAACCGCTGAGCCGATGAAGTTCAATCCTGTTCTGGCCGTCAAATCTGTACCCTCGTTGCGAATAGTGTGACCCCCGCTGCCACCGGCTGTAAGGTCGTAGTCCGTCCCTGCGTCGTTGATAAATCTTGGCAGTCCTGTTGAAGAAACATACCAGCGTCCGAAGCCGGTTGATGGCGTTGCTGGTGCGGCAGTTTCCGCCTGGTCAAAGTATTGGCTGAATTCGGCTGCGGTATTCGTAATAATAGTTTGCCAGCTTGAATTACCGAATATCCTGAATTTATTCGTTGTCGAATTATAATTGAACATCCCGTTGCTGCCAGTCGGGTCGCCAGCAGATATCCCGGTAATAAACTTGCCTTTTACAGTGAATGTACCATCGGTAGATACACGGAAGCCGTTATTATCCGTACCGTTTGTGTTTAATTTAAATGCAACATTAGCCGGCATACCTATAACCATTGTACGTGCCTCTGCATACCATGCTGTACCGGCTCCGACGTCGTAAAAATTAAACTCGGTTTTATCGCCAGTTGCATTAATAAGGTGAAAAGAAGTAGAATACCCCGCACCGGCAGTACCGTTATTATCAAATTCTACAACGGCATTAGTACCACTATGATCCGTCGCAAAATATGCAATCGTTGTATTAATTGCACTTGGCCTCACTGAAAACTGCGTGCTGCTTGGCAACCCGCCCGGGCCAACCGATAATGTTTGCCCCGCTTTTACTGAGCCGTTATTATTTACCAACACATAATCACCGCCACTTCCACCACTGCTGTTTATTTCAAATAAGTTTGCCGTTGCGGATGCAATCTTATTAATCTGGAAAGCCACATCGCCGGTTGCCTGTTGAGTAATTTTTACGTTCAAATTCGTGTTGCCGTATTCCACACCTGCATAATCATCCACCGTACTTCCCGTAGATGGATAATAAGCAGCTTTGAGTGCCGTACCAGCGTTAACGCCGCCGCCGCCGGCAGCATCAATTGTTACATCCACTTCTTCATTGCCCGCATCATCCGATATTGTTAAAGTGATATTGCTGCCTTCAATGAAGTTTATCCTGCGCCTTGTTCCCACCGTTGCGCCGCTATTTTTATTCACAGCTACACGGGCATTATTACTGAGTGTAGCGGTTTCGTCGAAATCTAAAGTCAGCGAAGAAAATGTCAGCGGTGCGGCTACGGTAATTTCTTCTACATCGCCAGCGGCAGCCGTTGTGCGGCCAAGCAGACGCGATGAAGTTATGTTTTGAAATTTAGCAAAAGTCACTTGGTCGTTGCCAATATTATTTGTTACCAGTGTACCAAATAATAGATCACCACTACCGCTTCTCCTTAAAACTTCATCGGCGGCAGCCGTGATTGCAGCTACATCACCAGTACCTGTTGTGGATTTTCCCAAAACCGAGAATCCGGCAACTTGAATAATATTAGCAAAAGACAGGTCACCGGTTACATCCGTAGCAAGGTCAATAAGGCCCCGTGTTATTACCTGCCCGGAAATAGTTATGTAGTCCGGTGTCCCTGCCAATGTTACGTCGCCAGTATTAGTTCCGCTTACCGTTGCTGTGGCGCTCACTGTTAAATCACCGGATAGAGATATTGTCCTGTCAGCATCATTAACATTCAGGTTAAGCGTCCGCAACAATGTGTTATTCCCGCTATTCGTAATCTTTGTATAATGCGATGGCGTTCCGTCGTCGAATAAATATATGTCACCAAAATATCCGTCCTGCGTTGAAGTTGTACTACTATTAAGCGCATCGGTAATTCCGTAGCCGCTTAACGTCGTTGGCGTGCCTGTTACTTTACTCCACGCTACATCATTAATCTTGGCATTAGTCACCGAAAGATTGTCAATAGTCCACGTCAATCCGCTGCCGCTTGTGGTGATGTCTCCGAAATCCCTGTCGGCAATCGCAAGCAACGGTGTAGCATCAACATACTGCAATGAGGCATTAATCATTGCACCGACTGCATCCTGTGCCTGTTCATCGGTGTAGCCACCACCACCAGTAGTTGTGTCCGCAATAGTAAATTGCCCGGTTGAAGTGTTATAACGAATTGCTTTATCGCCCGGATCGGATGGCAGATATTTTACATAAAATTTTGTCAACTTAGAACTGCTGGAATCCTGAAATAAAAATGCAGTGTCACTTTGTCTTGAATAAGTCCCAACTGTTAAGCTGCTGATAACACGACTATGAAGAATATTATTACCAAGGCCGGGCGATGAAAAATATTCTGACTTTGCAAACATATTACTACCGCCAGTTGTTTCTATCATGCCTCTATTTGAAGCGTCTCCGAAAAGCCGAAAATAGTTTGAGCCAGAGGAAATCTTAACCTCGAATGAACCCGAATTGTTAATATTAAGCGAACCACTGCTATTGATTGTTTTCGTCCCGGTGATATTACTTCCTGTATTCAATACGCTTTCCAAATCTTGTGGATCCCACCCGGCGGCATCGAGAGAATCTATAACAAATTTTGTCCGCAACCAGCTTGTAAGGCCACCGCTGGTAGTATCCGCCTTTTGTGTAATCGCATCCGTATTGCTTGTGCTGTCGTTCAGTATCCCGAAGGCTCCGAATATTGTCTTTATCCCCTGCGTGGAAGGTATGAGCAGACGATAACCGGCGCCGGCGTTTGTGTTGTTGGTGGCGGTCCCCGCAGGCACACCCCATGTGCCATCAGCCCGCAAAAAATTAGTGCTGCCGCCACCACTTGCAGGCACTATGCCATTGTCAACACTCGTAAAAATATCAAGCATGCCAAGCACATCATCACCCGTCAGCTCTTCCACACTGCCACCACTAAATCTTCTTCCAAGCACCCTGTCAATAGCACTTACATTCTGTATCTTATTATAAGTTATCGCCTGGTCATCCACTGTCCAGGTCAGGCCGCTGCCGCTTGTAGTTATATCACCAAAATCACGATCATTGATAGCAAGTACAGGAGTTACATCCACATATTGCAGGCTTGCGTTGATCATTGCACCAATCGCATCCTGCACACTCTCCGCATCTGTTATCTTTCTCACAGCGTACTCTACACTGTTTTTTCTATAAAACAATGTATCATTCCTTGCATATACCGTATCTACATATACACCTGCGCCTGGCGTTTTCAGAAATGAAAATTTTGTGACCCCGTATTCCCTTACAAACACGCTGTCCGTTCCTGTCTTCACATACACGCTGTCAATTCCAAGACCGACAAACTTTGTATTCAGTGTATCCCACATAAATACTTTGCTTCCCTTCCATCCCATCCAGGGATAACTTTTGTATGCACTTGTATTTACATTGGTGCGGAAAGTATCCCGCGGCAGGGAAAAAAACGTATCCGTCATCAATCCAAAATGCCGCTGCCTGTTCAGGTTTTGATTGAACTTGCCCGGCTGCGCCATACTGGGCAGCGCAGCAAAACAAATCGACAATGTCAATATAATTTTTCTTATCATAACAAATCAAGAAATCAACGAATTAACTAATCAACTAACCAACTAACCAACCTATCAACTCACCAGCGCAAAAATGTATTCCCCCGCATCCGCCGCTATTTTGAAAATCAGCTTCCCATTTACTGCATCCAATTGAACCTGTCTTTCGGTTGGCGCTATCGTCACCGGCTGGTATTTATCATCTCCTTCCCGGCTCACGTGTTCAATGTTCGCAATCGTTTTACCAATCAGCGAATTGTTTTGAAAATCCGTTTGCCCGTCGCTTGCTATCCATTCAAGTCTCATTCTCGGTGGTACATTTGGCGTTATTAATGAATCAAAATTTACCGCACCATTGCCCAAAAAACTGATTGTGTCTTTTGCTACATCCCCAGCCGTTCCTTCGATGCTTGTCGATGGTAAAAACACATGCCCGGTCAAGTTTTTTGTAAATCCATTCTTGTCGGTGAATATTACCTGCACATTCACTCCCTGGCTTCGCACTATTTCCAGCATAAACTCCCACCCAAACCACAGCGTATCCACATCATCCTTCAGCACCGTTACGCCGGTAAAATCTATCCCCCATTCAGCTTTGTTCACCGGCGCCCTCGTCACATACCGGCCGCTATCCGGTGTACTGGTGTCTTCATATTGCTCCGTCAGCCAGTACCTCACACTCACAGCACATGCCACAGGGTAGTAGGCATTCACCTTCCATACCTTCAGCACCACATTTTTTCCATATACTATTGCTCTTCCCATCTAAGTACCAAGTACTGAGTACTGCGTACTCAGATTATGTTTCTATATACTTGTGTTCGCTTGTAAATGTTCCTGGCGCTGCAAACCTGTCCCCGCTGTCATCTATCTCCACCATCGTGCCATCCCATGTGCATTCCTCCCAGTCCTGCTTCATGCTCACAAGTAGAAATGCTTTGTTGTTGTTGTGCCTGCTGTTCACCGTAATCTTGTAAAGGTTTATTATATCACAATGCTTTCCCGTATCAGCAATCAGACCGCGAAGCGAAAAAGCAAATTCACGCTGGCTTTTTCTGTAGTGGTTAAAATGATCGAGCGCCGGCCACTTCAGATATTTATCATGTGGCGGCGGATCAGTAGTCAATCCCGCATGATACATCGCCCAGTCAAACCACCGGTCATTAAGTAATGTGATTACGCCGGCATTATACTTTACAAGTACGCCTCTGTATAAATATTTTCTTGCGGCACTGACATACAGCTGATTCTCCTGCGGCTTACTGTATCTGCCGCTCTGTGTATTGGTTACTCTTTCTCCTGAATATTTTTTATAGCTGCCATTTTCATACGGTATGTATGTAAAAGATAAATTTTGAAACATTACATACACATCGCTGGTTACGGCGCCTATGTAGCCGGAATTGTTCAAACAAAACATCAGCTTACCATCTCGTGGCAATGGCCTGCTCTCAACGCTGGTCGTTCTCCATTCCCGCTCATCCACCTGGTTCAGTGTCCACACCTCTTCAATCTCTTTTACATTCACACTCCATGTGGCATTGCTTTGATACCAGGTGCCGTCATTATCCATAAACCAGTTAGTCCCGTCAGTCGCCTGCAGCACCACATGAAAGATCGGGTGTGTAATACTGCCGCCGCTTTTATTGAAATTCCATCGCCAATCAACGGAAAAAGAAAACTTGTCATTTACCGTCACCAGCAATTCTTTACTTATCAAAAAATTCGGAGTCGTTGTGTTGCTCAGCAATACATATCGTTCTTTTTCATACTTATCCTCAAAAACCCTCCATATTCTTGCGGTGCCGGTCGGAGCTGTATTCAGATCGGGCCGCAGAGGATAGCCCGTATACCGCCAGTCATCAATTGCATACTCCACTATTCCATTATCAAGCAAAGGAGTAATGATGTTGCCGCGGATAAAATCTTTATTTCTCGGCATATCTTTAGGAATATCAAAATTATATTCCACCTGCACTTTCTTTGACGGCCTGCGGTTCTTCACCCTTGTTTGCCGTGCAATAAAATACACATCCTTAACCGAAGCATGCCCCACCTCGATGATGTGTGTTGTATCATCCAATACACCACTTACAGCTACCCCGCCCGAATTAAATCTCGTATAGCTTATCGTTGGAAGCTTCATCTCATTTACCCGCTGCACCCACCACATATCGTTGCTGTAGCTCAGCCGCAGTGTGGTGCCAAGCAATTTTTCAATCACGGTAAAACAATCATCCATCACATTTACTTCCTTCTCAAATGTTATCGGCAGCAGCCAGCTTTGGTCCCAGGGATTGTTTTTTATATCAGGCCCCGTGCTGCGGTAAAGCATCAGCCCGTTGAATAGATTATCCTGCACAATTATGTCAATTCCGAGCCCCGTTTTATACAGTGCATAAGCCAGCAGCTTAATCCTTGTCAGCGGTATATCCGGGTCAATCCGCAGGCCGTCAAAATCTGTCAGCTCCACCCCCCTCAGCAGGCCAAGCCCGTCTGTGGCAACAATGAAAACATCTGTACCCGGCGGCACATATTCTTCTTCATTATCATCCATTACCACAAAGCCGCGGAAGATGACCGGGTTGCCGCTATTGATACTTATTACAACGTAAAATCTTCCATCTTCACCCTCGCTGAATGTGTGCATCCCGTAATCCTGAGTACTCTTAAAGCTTATTACTGCCCGCTTTCCGAATATTCCGTATGGCGTGCCGTTTGCATTAAATGTCTCAATCACCAGCGGGTTAGCACCGCCAACCAGGCTCACTTCCGTCACCGTTGCGCCTGTCGGGTCACCCGCATCATAATTCTTTACATCCTGTATAGTGATATAGATATTATCTCCTTTCCGGTTTTTAAAATTGATTCTGTAATTAATCAGCTCATTCGGCATAGCAGTTGCGAGGAGCACAACGACGAAGCAAACTCCCCATATTTTTATATTGTTAATAAAAAACATTTCATTCATAAATTCTGCATAGCCCCCTTTAGGGGGGTTGGGGCTCACCCCCCCGCTCTTCCAATACTCCTTCCGCCAGCGATGCCGCTCAAATAAATGTCCGTCCCCCGCAAAACGCCTCTCACGTTTATATTCGCCTGGCTGCCCCCTGCGCCGGCAAAGGCTACACGATTGCCGAAGTTGGCGCTGCCGCCAATACCAAACAACCTGCTGAATGCACTGCCAAAACTTGTGGTACCCCCGCTTATTGCCGATAGTATCGCCGCCTGTATGGCGGCGGCTATCAATCTTTTTATCACCTGGTTTATGCTTTGAATAATTGAATTGAAAAAGGCTTTTATCGGGTTTTCTCCTTTCAGTATCGCATCAAACAAACCTTCAAATGCCGGCGTAAGAGTATCATTAATCAATAATGCAGAATTCCGTACTCTTTCATCCAGCCCGTCAAACATGAGGTTCGATGTATTCACATCCACCAGGTCAAGTGCCTGTTTGAAATTGCCCTGGTCAAGCGCCTTTTCAAATTGCGTTTTAATATTTTCATTGAAAGCAGCTACATCAATTGATATATCCGGCACAAAGGATTCCTGAAATTCTTTCCGCATCCCCTCAAGTATGCTTTCACGCATCTTCCCATCTGCGTCAAATTCTGGCAGCTTTACATCCGGCACTTCTATTTCAGGTAAAACAAACAATCTTATTTTCAAATTACCCTTGCTTACATCATCCAATAGTTTTTGTGCATCGGCAAACACAGCGGCCTTATTCCTAAAGAAACTTTCTTCCAGGTCGGGAACAATAAACACATCACCAAACTCTTTTACAAATAATCGTGCACGGGCAATTATCCTATCCATTGCTTTTTCCGCATCGCTGTCATCTGGCGTTGGTATATCAAATTCTCCAATATCTCCGAACATTTTCGAAAGAGCATTGATCTGCAGATCAATTCTATCAATTTGCCTTTGCACTCCCTGCGCTACCCCGGGTAAAAACTTCAATGCGCCTCCGCTTTCGAGTTGATGTATCCTCTGCTGTAATCGCAAACGTTCAGCTTGTGTCTTATTAAACGCATCAAATTTTTCTGTAGCCCGGTCAACAGGACCACCTAATGCCTCTAATTCTTTTCTTAATCTGCCTGCTTCGGCGGCAACGTTTGGGTCTATTGCGCTTATAAATCCGGTGTCAACAGAAAGTTGCAGCTCCAGTTTTTTATCAAACAATTTTGTAAGCTGTGTCTGTATTGCCTTTGCCTTTCCAATTTGTACAATACGTTGTAAGTAACCATCATAAGCCGCTTGCAATCCTTTTATCACGCCATCCTCATCTTTTAAGCTGCCGAAGTAATCCTTATTAATATTTTTCAATTCCTTTAATGCAGCCTTTCTTTCATTAAAATTCACCTTGCCACTGTTGAGTGCAGCAAACAGTTCATTTACTCTTGCCGCATCTTTCGAAAGCTGCCGCGCCACATCGTCAAGCACTTTTGCGAATTGAAAAACTTCATCTTTCATTTCTGCCGTAGCTTTTTTTGCACCAAAGCCGCCTCGTGTAAATGCCGATAAACCCAGCGTGGCAAACTGCATGGCGCTTGTAAGAAGGGAAAAACCCAAGATTAAACCTCCGCCTCCTACTAATGAGGAAAGTAATTGCTTACCCATACTTACACCAGTAGCCATTGCCTGTTTACTTAACGCCGCTAACGATTCAATCAGTGGTGTAATATTATTGGCAACGCCAATCAAACCGTAAGGAAGGTCCTGAGCCATGCGGCCAAAATTTGTTAATGCAAACATTGCCTGGTTGGTTGGCGTGGTAATACGCTGCACGCTGCCAGCCGTAGCCGTAGCAGTTTTTTCCAGATTTTTCAGCGAGCTTATCGCCTTACCATCTACAATCTCAATCGGTATGCGTATGCTTTCATCCGGCATAATTCTTCATTCATAAATCATAATTTCTCATCCATGTATTCCGCGGCCCTTCTTTCTTCTTCCATTATCCTGTCCCTGTCTTGCTTTAGCTTTTTTATCAGCGCATCATTCGCCTTTTCACGCATCTCTTTTATTTCATCTTCGGTGGGATCGCCATTAATTGGAAATATTTCATATTCGCTTCCCCGTTCATTCTTATCAATCCACGGCATCACCACAAACCAGCAGAGCCTTCGTATTCCTCGTAAATAATCTTCCTGCCGCTTCAGGTATCCATCTACGCTTGCCAATGCTTCCGGCAGCGTTGCATTCCAGAACTCATCGTACTTCATTCCGCTGGCATAAGCCATTCTTATAAATTCGCTTCGGCTTATGATTTTTTCCTCATTCCCTTCTCCTTCATTATAGAGTCCGCGGGTGAGGCCTTTTTTTTTGCTTCAGATAATTTTATATCGCCGCCGCCAGACACACGGCCAATTGCATGAAAGATTATTTTAAAGAACTCATTACCCAGCCCACCCAACTCATCAATCATATCCAGCACTTCCTGTTTATTTACCGGGCATTGCTCCGGCGCCGTACGATAATAGTCCTGGAAAGCCATCAGCATCAGGTCGGCATAGTCTCCAATGCTCATGCCAACCGTGATTCTTTTCAGCAGGTCAATAAAACTCTTAATCTCTTTCAGCGTGCAAAAACGGTCAAAGGCTGCCATAGTAAAGCGGCCTTTTATTTTTTGCTCACCCGGTCTTGTAATTATGAATTGCCCGTTGTCCAGTAGTTCAACAGTTGCGTGTTTGGTTGTACTCATATTTTCGAGCGAAGCGAATCAATTCCGCTTCAGGAGTTTTATGGAGCTATATCCAGCACCCCATCTACACTCACGGTAGTTGTCACCAGCAGGTTGCCATCCACGGCCGCTTCATGCCGCACTTCATCTATGTAGATGTTGCCTTCCTGGTGCAGGTTGGTTCCGCTTCCGTCAGGGTCCTGCAGCTTAAATTTAAGCGCCTGCTCGCCTTCAAACCATGTAAGCCAGAGCTTATAACTTACCTCACCCGTAAGCGGTGTGCCGCTGGGTGCATCAGGTGTCGTGTTGCACAGAAATTGAAGTTCATACGTGCGGTCAATACTGCCGCGTCCGCTTACGACACCACATTGGGTATCCTGCTTGGTCACGCTGCGGCTGGCGCTCATGCTTTGGGTTATCAGGCACACAAGGATATAAGTTGTGGTCCAGCTGTCGGGGCTTACTTTAAACTTATATGTTCTGCCTTTTATCGGAGTTATGACTACACTCATAGTATTACTTGCGAGCTGAGCGAAGCAGGCTCATCACTCTTTTATGTTACTTAATTCTGTTTTTCCTTTTTGCCATCGGTCTTTGCTTTCTTCTTCTCCCTTCACATGTATTTTTAATCCATCATCGTTCTTCTGCTTATTATACGCCTCGGCGTGAACTTTTACCCGAAAAAGAAAACCGGCAGCCTCATAACACTCACCAAGCCCGTGCCTCCTCATAAATTTCTGGATGTCTTCAGCAGTTGTTTTTTCAGTTATTTGCATACTATCTTTTTACATTTTTAAATCATCTCCCGTTCGGCCTTCGCAGGTAGCCGGCCAGCACCGTGCCCGTTGCGTTTGACGTATTGGTGTTTACAAATCGGTAATACTTATAACTCGTCTGTGTGACAATAGTTCTCAGCGTCTGTATCGTTGTTACATCGGATAATGATAAGCTGTCCAGCTTCACCCAGGAGCCGAGAAACTTTCCTTCCAGGTATATTTTTCCGGCGGTTGTTCCGCTTGTCTCGGTATAATTGTATTCAAACTGCACCACGCCATCTTCCACTATGCCGCTGGTAATTGTGTCGGCAGCGCTGATGCTTGCATTCTTCATCGTGTGTGTAAACGGTGCCTGGGCCTGTGCATAACAAGCAACCAGGAACAGGAATCCAAGAGCAAAGAATATTTTTTTCATATCGTTAATTTTTTCTAAGAATGTTATTGTTCAACCGATTTTCCTTTTTTCTTCGCAACGCCATTGGTGGGCGCCTCTTTAGTATCCGCTGCCGCTATATCTTCAACAAGGCTCTCTTCGGCGCCGGCATGCATGGCATTTTTCACTCTGTGTATGCCGTCAGATTTTCCGGTCAGCTCTTTTTGGTGCACACCAGCAGGCCCCGAATGATAGAACGCCTGACCGTCACTGGTGAAGTACAGTTCCTTCACCAAACTATCTTTTTCGAACACCGCTTTGGCGGCTTCAATATTTCTTTCCTTGTTCATTGCTTTTTTTTAAAAAAATGAATGATTTTATAATTATCAACTACGAACTATAAACCACAAACCATCACGCCCCTTGTATAATGCTGATCACACCCACATTATCACTCCGCTTTTTGCGTCCGCCGAATTTTACGATGGCGCTGGTCAGGTCGCCGTATTCAATGGCCAGGTCTTTATTATAAAATCGCTTTATTTCGCCCTGTGCCCGCTCAACAAAATCACTGTGCCAGCAAAGAGAAGCAAGATTATCTGTTGCAAGCTGAGCGGCAGCATAAGCATTGGGAGTAAGCGATGCCGCTCCATAATTCAGCACGGCGCTGCGGCTGTAGATGTCGAAGCTATGCAGCCTTCCAAGCTGGCCGGTCTGGTTGTTGGCAAACTGGTTAAACGCATTAAATTGCTTATCCGTCATCTCATCATAGAAGTACTCATACATATTATCGTCAATCACACATACACGGCCTTGCTTGGGCACATTCTGAGTATTGAATTTTATCATCGCCTTCATCAAATCCTTGTGTGAGAATCCCTTCCTTGTTCCTGTCTGGTTACCAACCCCTGACACATCGGCGCCGGTGGTGGTTATTTGCTGCGCGGCCACTATAGCAGCCCAGCGTATCAGCATGCTGTCGCCAATGGCTTCTATCAGCGTATTGGTATGCGCGGCAAGCACACTGTCGAGCTTATCATACGAAATGTCCTGCAGCTCTGCCCAGGGCACACGATGAGGTACGGTGCGGAAAATATCAAGCGCATAATTCACATCGCTGTCTTCGCGGTTCACGGCCGTGCCCGGGTAGGTAGTTGCATTCACTTCCACCACAGGATCGTTGCCGGCCTGCGGTATATACACGGTAGAGCCTGCCAGCACCTTGGCTGTCGCATCGCTGCTTCGCATCAGCCAGTCATTCATCCTGCGCAACTTCTCAATTATATATGCCTGCCACACTTTAACCGGCGTCACAGCATACAGCTCATTTACATGCAGGTGCTTTACCGGCAATATCATCGCCATCAAAACGACTCCAATCGTTGCGGTGATTGTGGCGGTTAATGCATCAGGCGCTACCTTTATATAATTCAATGTGGTTACCGCCAATGCCAGGGCAAACAGAATTTTCAGAATAGATTTCATATTAAAGATTGTTATGTAAGGTTATTTAGTTTTCAAAGGGTCGTGATCACGTCTCAATTACTGCTATCAATTAGTTTCTTCCACGTAATCTTCACCAAACGCTTCTTTGTATTTCACTTTATAGCCCGACAGGTTCAGCCTTTTCAGCTTATCAAGTTCCCCGCTACGCCACAGTTCTTTCCCGTCTTTTGCGAGCAGCCCTTTCACTTGCGGATCGTCAGAAGTTGTTTCGCCGCCGTTCAGTTTTTCAACCACGCTCTCATACGGCTTCATGGCATCTACCAGCTGCTTCAGCTCGTCGGGCTTGCCGGCATATTGTTTTTCCAAAACGCCTTTCATTTCCGCTGTAAACTTCTTATCCTTCAATCCCTGGTCAAGTATTGTGGTCACTTTATCATTTTTTGTTGCAGCCGCCAGTTCCTGGTACTTATTTTCCGCTGCCTGTTTTTCTGTGTTCGCAGTATTCAGCTGCGCCACCAGGTCATCCGCTCTGGCTGCTTTTGCCGCCAGGTCGTTGATAGCAGTATCTATTGCGGCAGCGTCGCTGTCTGCTTTCAGGTTCAGCTTTTGCATTTGTTCAGGGGAAAGAATGATTTGTTTCATATTGTTATTTTGAATTTTGAAATCTGCAAGTTTAATTTCATTGCCTTCCTTATCATACAGTGCAAGGGCGTTCATATTGCCCGGCACATCAACCAGGCTGATTTCCCGGTTATACCACCTGGTAATCGTTGGTCCGGTTTGCCCGGGCATCATGTCTTTCGGATCATCGCTCAAGGTAAGCACCACAATGTGGCCAACGCTGGCGCCGTTAAGAAATCCGTTTTCGATCTCGCTTACAACACGCTCAGCCAAGGGATGACTCATATTGATCACCGGCTTTCCATAAACAAAATCGCCGTCAATGCGCACATCGTCCCACTTCACAATCACGCCGCCTTTCCGGTCATGCATCAGGTATCCGATTGGATTTTTTTTAAATTCATCCACCTGGTACCCCTTTGTGAGCAACCTGAATCCATATACATTCACAGAACTGTCGGAGAGCAAAAATTCACGATCAATTTTTTTTGTCTTCATTCTTTTCCTATTTTCGTTCTCCGCTGTAAAATTCTAATCGGCTAAAAGCTTCGCCAAATCAGAAATCTGCCTTAGGTACTTCAGCCGGCCGTTTCGGGTACTCATTCTGCCTGTCATAGATTTTTAATAAGGAACACATCTTAGGTGTGTGTGAAATTTGTTGCGTATGAGCAAGCAGTCTATCACCGATAAGCAGTTAATCGCCAAACTGCTCTTCACCCGCGAACAGCTGGACCAGAAAGTAGTTGCCAAAAAGGTTCGCATCAGCGAAAAGACAATGAGCAAGTGGGTGAACCAATTCAACTGGAAAAGCCTCCGGCGCCGGCTGCTCATCACAAAAGAAGAACAGCTTAATAATTTCTTTGAACAATTGGAAACGCTGAATAACGAGATAAGGGAAAGCGCTAAAAAAAGACCTGACACAAAGCAGGCCGATGTGCAAAGAAAATTAACCGCATCAATTAAGGACCTGCAAACAGAGCTGGGCATCGAGGCAATTGTAGAAACGGGTATTCTTTACATAAAATATTTACAAAAAGCCGAGCCGGTCGAAGAAGTGATTAAAGAAACCGACCGCTGGCACTGCTTTATACAAGCGAGTATCAAAAAATAATTTGTGCTCCAATGTCCCCTTAGGGGATTTAGGGGCAAAAAGTTAACTCAATGATCTGGAATAAAACCGATAAGCAGGCGCTGCAAAATTGGGAAGATTTTCGCCAGCAAATCTTCAACAGCACTACCGTAGATGCCAATGAAACGGAAGATGCAAAGAAAAAACGCCTCATGCACCTGGAAGCTAACCCGGAAGAATGGTTCAAATATTATTTCCCAAAATACTGTTTTGCGGAAGCGGCAGATTTTCAAATCAAAAGCACAAAGAAGATTCTGAAAGCGGAACGCATTGCACAGGCCCGGTGCTGGGCACGCGGCTTGTCAAAAAGCACACGCCGGATGTTTGAAGTGCTGTACATAAAACTTGCACGCAGGTTCCGCATCAATGCACTTCTCATCAGCAAAACGGTGGAAAATGCACAAAGATTACTGATGCCATACATGATCTCACTCGACAGCAACCAGCGTATCATCAATGATTATGGGATACAGGAAAAACCCGGATCATGGACCGCCGGCGATTTCACCGACCGGCAGGGCTGCACATTCCGCGCCGTGGGCAAGCAGCAGAACCCCCGCGGCACCAAGAACGAAGAGCTGCGTGTAAACGTAATCATCTTCGATGATGTGGACGATGATGAAGAATGCCGCAGCGAAGAAAGGCTGAACCAATCCTGGGACTGGATTATGATGGCCGTGCTGCCAACGGTTGACATTTCAAAACCGTATTATATTTTTTTTGATAACAACATCATATCGCCGGATTCGCTTGCCTTGCGCTTTCAGCAGTATGCCAATGATATTGAAATAATCAATATCCGTGATGAAAATGGAATCTCGGTGTGGCCGCAAAAAAACAGCGAGAAAGATATTGATGAGTTTCTCTCGCTCATCAGCTATGAAGCAGTGCAGCAGGAATACTTCAATAACCCCATGCGCCAGGGGCAAACTTTCAGGGAAATTACCTGGGGCAAATGCCCCGAAATGAAAAAACTTCCTTTCATAGTTACCTACAGCGATCCCTCCACCAGCAACCGGGATAAGCCGCTGGCAAAATCAAAGGCCGGTAACTCTTGTAAAGTAGTGGCCCTGGTAGGTTACTATGCCGGAAAGTATTATCTGTATAAGTGCTTCAACGATGTAACTACCAACAACACATTCATTGATTGGTTGTATGCGATGCGCAAGCATGTAGGCAATGCAACACCCCATTACATCTTTGTTGAAAATAATACGCTCCAGGACCCTTTCTATGAACAGGTGTTGCTGCCGCTAATTTATCAAAAAATAAAACAAAACGGCGGCGCACTTAGCATTATCCCGGATACTGCAAAAAAACCGGAAAAATGGTTCAGAATAGAAGCCACATTAGAACCGCTTGTCAGGCTCGGTAATCTTGTTTTCAATATTGATGAAAAAGATAATCCGCACATGATTCGCATGGCCAGGCAGTTTACAACGGCGCACCCCAACAGCCGCACACTCGACGGACCCGATGCTGTGCAGGGCGCTGTCCAGATTATTATGAACAAATTTTCAGCCATAACACCTCAATCAATAAAAATGTACAAAACATCAGCAAATGCAAAACGATACTGACATGAGCGAATTTTCCGAAGGCGAGCGGGTAATCGTTGACCGGGGAAGCATCAGTGAAGAATACTGCATGATCCGCTTTTTCTTCGGCGGCGGATATTGCGAAGTGTGCAAGGATCATGGCGATTCCTATCCTGTTCATCTTTTCCGGTTGACCAAAACCAACACAGCCGATGAAAACCAAGCATAAACCATAATCTATAAACTATCATGGCCTACCTTGTAAAAGCCGACCTGAAAACACATATTTATTCCACCGTTCTCGATGAGATTGACCGCGGTGATGCCACCATCATCACCCTGCAGATTGATGCGGCTGTAGCTGAAGCAAAAAGTTATTGCAGGCGGTTTGACCTGGTAAAACTTTTTACTGATACGGACCCAAATTTTGTGAACGATAAAAATCTGCTTGATAAGGTAAAAGACCTGGCCTGCTGGAAAATCATCAAGCTTGCCAATCCGAATGTGAACATCGAGCTGTTCAGGCAGAACTACGAAGATGCAATTCAGTGGTTTGTCCGGGTACAGACCGGTAAAGCCGACCCGGGCTGGCCGGTGCCGGCTGATGATACAACGACTGACCGCAAAGAAGGTAGCGAAATACAATTTGAGTCAAATACAAAACGCAGCAATCATTACTGATGATAATGGCAGCGCTGAAAGAAAATGATTATTGGATCCGCTGGTCTCAGTACTGGATTCCAGAAAATGAAAGCGTGTACATTCATTTTTCCTTTATGCAGCCAAATAATTTTTTCTACATAAACTTAAACTGATGGCATCAACAGAAATCCTCAGCTCAAGCGAAAAGATAGTGATCAACCACATGCCGGTATATATCCGCAGCGTGGACCGGACATTTAAAGACATTGCCGCCTGGTGGAATGCCCTGCAGCAGGCTGAAAGCGTGTACTATGCCAACCGCACCGAGTTATATGATATTTTCTCCACCGTAGAACTTGATGGTCATCTTACCGGCATTATTGATAAGCGGATCAAAAATGTTACCAACAAAAAACTATATTTCAAAAAAGGAGAAAAGAAAGTAGATGCGCTGGATGAGCTTACACGGTTGGAAGCATTCAAAGAGCTTCGGAAAAAGCGGTTCAGGTACGTAACGCATGGCCTGTACGGCTTTGAGTTCATACCGGGAAAAGAATTTATGTGGAAGGAAATTCCCATAAAGCATATCAATACCCAGGTGAAGCGGATTACAAAAGAACAATGGGGTACAGAAGGCTTCGATTATGAAAGCATATGGAATATTATTGTAAAAGGTGAATTTGGAAATTTCGGTCTGCTAAACAAATGCGCACCTTACGCTATCTGGAAAAAGGGAAACATGGGCGACTGGGCGCAATATATTGAAGTTTTCGGTCAGCCCATGATCGTATTCACTTACGATGCCCACGATGAAAATACAAAAAAGGAGCTGGATAACATCATGCGTAATATCGGCAGCGGCACCAGGTTGCAGGTGCCTAAGCAGGTGGATCTGAAGATGGAAGATGGCAAGCAGAATAACGGTGATGGCGCCCTGCAGGAAAAATTCCGTTTGGCTTGTAATGATGAGATGAGTGTCATAGTGCTTGGTGTGACGGAAACAACTGCCAGCAGCAAAAGCAGCGGCTATGCCCAGAGCGAAACGCACCTGAAGCAGCAGGATGAAGTGGTGAAAGATGATATGGATGATGAGCTTAAATTCTTTAACAGCCCGCAGATGCTGACCATACTGAAAAGCTATGCCTACCCGGTTGAGGGTGGCGAATGGTGTTATGTAGAAGAGATGGATATGGATAAGGTGAAAAAGAAAGTGGACATTGTAATGAGCGTAAGCAGGCGCCAGCCGGTAGATGATGATTATGTGTATGAGATAACCGGCATCCCGAAGCCAAAGAATTATGAGCAATTAAAGGAAAAAATGGAAGAAGAAAAGAAAGCTGCTTTGTCGCCAGCTGGCGGGGGAACAGGTAACAATCCAAAGCCTACCCCTGGAAAAAAGCCGCCTAACGATCAGTTCGATGGAGAAGAAACATCCTGGTGGCGCAGACTCAGACATTCATTGGCTGATTTTTTCGACCCCGCCCCGTAAACCTGCGGGGCGTACCGGGTATTGATCAGAAAGAGATCCGCGAATTTTACCACACCTGCGATTCTGATGATCGTAATATCACATTATCATTACCCAACCTGCTTAGTGATGATCAATTGAATGATATTGTTGAAAGGTTAATTAAGAAAATCTACCGAATTGGTAGCATGCCAACAAAGCTTAGTGATGAAATGGTCCGTCACTTTGTTGATGCAATATGGAGTGGTGTGATCAGGGGTTATGGTAGTGACATCATCGATCATGATTTTGACACTCCTGACAGGCTTGCATTGGAAGCAATGCTGAAAGATGTATGGCAATTCAGTGCGGCAAAAAATTATCAGCAGCTGCGTGCTATGACGATGGCGTTAGTAGATGAAAAAGGAAATACCCGGAGCTTTAAGGACTTTAGAAATGCCGCAAAAAAAGTGACTAATGAATTTGTTGGCTCCTGGTTAAAAACAGAATACAACTTTGCGGTAGCTGGTGGGCAAATGAGTGCCAAATGGCAGCGAATACAAGAGGATAAAGATATATTTCCATTATTAAAATACGAAACAGTTGGCGATGATCGTGTGCGCCCTGCACATCGGGAACTGGATAAAGTGGTAAAGCATGTTGATGATCCTTTCTGGAATATTTACTACCCTCCAAACGGTTGGAACTGCCGGTGTGATGTGATCCAATTGCAAAAAGGGAAAGAAACACCTACAGACAATATCATCTTTCCTGAAAATATGCCAACATTGTTTAAAACAAATCTGGCAATGCAGGGTTTGGTCTTCCCTAAAAATCATCCATACTACAAGGATAATCCAAACTATGTTCAAGAGACGGCTGAAAGGCTTTCTGAATCAGCAAAGAACGAAAGAAATTTTGTTGATGACCCCAGGGTGCAAAAGAAGATTTCCTTTATTCATATCAACGAGAATTTGGTAAATGAAATAAAAGAAAAATATCAATACACCGATATTGATCTGCTGAAGCTTTCCGGTGGCATTCCTGTTAAATATTATGATTTAAATTATAAGATCGCCATACACTACGGTGATGCTTTAAAAATAATGTCTAAGAATGACGTTTATGACATTGAGCGGATCATTTACCCTGCTGAAAAAAAGATATATAACGCATTTATGGAAGTGCATGATACCGGCAGTGGCATTGGAACAAAACTATTTGCCAACCAGGTTGAATCTGCAATTGAAATGGGTTATCAATTGATTGAGGTAACAGCCGGTAAAAGCAGAAGCATGAATGGATATTATACATGGGCAAGGCTTGGATATACGATGGATGATGATAGTGAGGGTGAGTTTGCTGATCTGATGTACGCATACGAAAGAGAAGAACAGACATTGGAAGAGCTGATGAGAACAAAAGAAGGAAGAGCTTTTTGGAAAAGATATGGTTTCCAGTGGCACGGTCGATTTGATCTTACCTCTGACAGTTTACATGTGGAAAGATTGAATAATTATTTAAAGCAAAAAGGAATTCAGTTGATACGATCGATCTGATTCTGGAAGTATCGTATGGCTTCTGGTATGGATTTTTCTTTTTGGGAGAGCACCAGTTCAACACACTGCGGGTAATTCTGTTCCACATAGAGAATACCATACTTTTTAAAAGCCCGGAAAGCCCTATCGCAGAGTAACAGAACCGCTTTTTTTTCAAGAGTTGTTGTATCCATTTTTACAAAGTTAGTCTTATGGCAAACGAAAAACAAGTATTTGAAAGGTTAAAACAGAGGTTGAAAACCGCAATCACCTCATTACCAAAAGTGTTTGGTAATGAGGCGGTAAACTTTTCGCATGAGCGGTTTAGGACCCAATCCTGGCTGGATAACAACGCCGAGCCCTGGAAACAACGTAATAAAAATGTTAAAAGAAACAAGGGCCGGGCATTGCTTATTGACACCGGCAGGCTGCGCAGAAGTATACGTATTATCAGCACGTCTGAAAATAAAGTGGTAATAGGCACCGATGTGCCCTATGCACGCATTCACAACTATGGAGGCAACATTACCAGGCGTGCACGAAGCGAAACATTTATACGTAACCGGAATAAAAAAGGAAGATTTAAACGGGGTATTACTGCCGGTCGTGGCTTTACATTCAAGGGCGGCGTTATCAATATGCCGAAGCGCCAGTTTATTGGCCGCAGCCAGGCGCTGATATTACGATTAACGCGGATCGGGAAAATTCAAATAGCAAGATCGTTGAAATGAACCTTCAACCTATAAACTTATAAACTATGGCACTTACATCATTTTACGCAAACCTTAGCGAGAAACTTATTGCCCGCATAAAAGCGCAGCTGCCGGAGATAAGGCACGTGGACCTTGATCTTGGCCAACTTGATTTTTACGACCAAAAGCCGGCGGTGGCATGGCCTTGCGTTTTGTTTGATTTTTTTGACACAGAATACCTGCAGCGGCAGGATGGCCAGCATGGTAACATGCAGGTGCGCTTCAGGCTTTCGTTCGATGTGGTTAGCGACACCAGCGGCTTTAGCAGCACCGCCGTTCGCGAAAAAGGCCTGCAATATTTTGAATTGGAAAAGAAGCTGGTAGAGGCACTGCAATACTGGCAAGCCGATGGGCTGGTGTTCGATGATTTCCGTCGTACCAGGTCGGCAAGCGAAAAAAGAAATGACCCTTTCCGGACCAGGGAAATCGTTTTTAAAGCAAGCTATTTTTCTTGCTAACTATACAGGCTGAGCTCGGGCATACTCCAGTTATACTGTGGCCATTTTTTTTCAAGTTGGGTTTTATCCGGCATATTATTGCGGATAGAACGAAGCATTGCGTAATTATCATCGAGGATATTCAGCACCGTTCTTTCGCTGAGGAAAAAATCGGAGGCTATCATTTTTTTCAGCAGGTCGAGACGCCAGCCGGTGAGTTTCATCATGTATAAATAGCGTGTGATGAGGCATTCGTTGCGCTGGTCATCGAGCCGCTCGCTGCGGCCTTTCACCAATTTCAGCGGGTAATCTTCTGCAATGATTTCATTGAAGAGGGTGCGAATCCCGGTCCGGCTCATGGTGTAAAAATAATTGAAATTATCTGAATTTCGGAACTCGTCAGTTAATTCGCTTACGCCATAATAAAAAAGTAAAATTAGTGGTTGGGTTAATGAATGATTCAATATAATCTAACCCTGCATCGGACAAGCTGCTGAATACATGTGAATAGCTCTTATAGCGTCTGGGCTGGCCGTTTTCCAGGAAAAGCGAATCGGGCAGATCGACCCATGCGGCGTTTTGTTCCAATACGATGATAAGGCTTTTGTTTTCGCTTCTCAGCAAAATAAAATAATACCGGAACTTCGGCAGCATTTCCTTTACTGATTGCTTTTGCCCAAAATCGGCTGTTGCTGATTGGGAAAGGCTATTGATACCGATCAGCAGCAAAGCAATAAGGAATAGGTTTTTCATATTTTATGATTTGGTTTGAGTTTCATCATCGAGGCATATACTTCCTTTAACTGCGTTACTAATTTAGGAAGTTCCCGGTATGTATAGCTTTTTAGTTTTTTATGTAGGTAGCCGTATTTTATAATCCAGGCGTGCAGGTCGTCATAATTATTTACTTCAATAATGTCGCCTTCCCGTGTTATTCTTTTTTCTTTTTTTATCCACCCCATTTCGTGCGACATTGCAATAATGTGGCGCTGCATACGCTGCCGCTTGTCGTTTTCGTTTTCCTTTTTCTTGTTCAATGATATTATCAGCTTTTGCGCCTCGTCGAAATGCAGCCGGCTGCAGCTGCCGGTTCGGCCGCCGCTGGCTTCGATGATGATGCGTTCTTTTTCTTCATGCAGGCCTTTTTTGCGGAGCAGCGTATGTATGATGATAATCTGGCTTTTGGTGATTTCTTTCATATATTGTCAATTACAAACTTTACATTGAATATTTTTCTTACTTGCCTGAATTTCTTTGCACCGCTGTAACTTAATCTTTCTGCCCTGGCATAATGGGCTATCGTGCGAAGGATGAGATACCCGCCAATATGTTCAATTATTTGAACCATATCATCGTTGCTCAATTCGCCAGTTTCAATTCTTTTGCTCAAATGCTCGCATATATTATTGATTAACATAATTGTTCATTTTTTTGAATAGCGCATAATAACGAGTTGGCAGCAATGGCTACCAGTCGTCTCCGGGTTCACGGTTGACTAAATGACCCAGCCCGTGTTCAAAAGCACAACCGAAATCCCAGCAGGCATCATGCCCATCACATCGGCTGCATGGTTCCCAATTATCTTCATCATCATAATCCTCATCTTCTCCAAACAATGCGCCTTCACAATTGGGGCAATATTGCATCGGGCTTTCGTCTGTTATCAGTGCTGGGTCAACATCGGTTACATATTGGCAATGCGGACAAGTCATTCCCCGCCACATGCTGCCAACATGCTTTGTGCCATTCCCGGCTGACTGTTCGCTATTCGGCTGTTGAATGTTATTTTTTTTCATATCCTTAATTTTTCATTTGAATAAAACGGCACAAAGCCCTGTTCGTTAGCCGTCAGTTTTGGTAACCATATCCGGCTCAAGAGCTAACTCATATTCAAAATGCTCGCTTTCTTCGGCGCCGCAAACCAGGCAATAAATATGCTGCTTTGCCGTGATGATCTTTATACCGGTTATCATTCTTTTACGCTGCTCCGGGTCGTGCACCAGGTACACCAGCTGCTTCAGGTCGTATTTGGTTTTTATTTCCATTATAAATTATTGATGAGCCATTTTATAATGGCTGACACCAACGCTGCATAAATTATCCAGCGCAATACATTGAACACCCAACTATGAAAGGGTTTACGTGGCCGCATGCTGTTGTTTTATTTTATTATCATCTTTTGCCGGTTCTTGCCCCGGGTTTGGTTTTGAAAGGCTGTTTTCAATCTCCTTCAATTCTTTCAACAACTGAAAATACTCGCTGATAGTTGTATCCTGCTTTTCACGGATCATCTGTTCAATTATATCTTTCTGCCATTCCAGGTTCATAGCTTATTCCATTCGGTCTCATATTCTTTATTTCTCAAATACCGGTCTCCAATCATCGGTTGCAGCCAATTGTTTTTTGACAGATACTTTTTGTAAAAATGCAACGAATAAAATGCTTTTACCTGGTCCGGTTTGTTTAGTTTATTCCACACCTGTTCTACTTTATAGCGGTTGCGCTTCAGCGGATATTCATCGTAGAAGCGCTTAAAGCTGACAACAAAATCGGCTTCCACTATCAGTGTGCCGCTGCTGAAGCCGGAAGCGGGGCCGGCCAGTGTGCTGATGGTGACGGGCACGGCACGCTTGAATGCGGCGATTGTGACTTCATCCATGCCTGCCCTGGTGCAGTCAATCATGATGAGTGTCTCTTTCTCGTTGTATACCAGCTCGGCCTGGCCGGCGAATTTTGGCGATGTGATGATAAAACGTCTCATATATTCATGACGAGATATTTATTGATGTAATCTTCTCTGCTCATGTTATCATATTTTGCCGCCGACCTTTTTATTTTACCCGCCGGCGGCGTTTCTGCCGGAGGCGGATCACAGATTGCCGGCGTAATGTTTTTCGGTTTGTGATAGCCTTTCCGGCAATAGATATTATATGCCTCCTCGTACATCCGGCTGGCTTCTTCTGCGCTGATGCCAAAAAGCTTCATGATGTGCTTTTTGGTGCCGCCTTTTTTTACGGCCTGCCAGCATTGGCACAGTTCTATCTCTGTAAATTGTCTCATTGTTTTAAAAACCACCGGCCTTCCGCCCCGGAAGGCAACAACCAGGAATTTTGATTATTGCTTTTTGCCGGTGGAAGGTTTTGATTTCGTTTTTCTTTTGATGGCCGCCTTCAGCATATTGATGACTGTAGTTCTGCCCAGGCCTTTTCTTTCCTTTTCAATTTCTCCAGTCAGATATTGGATACTGAGTTTTGGTTCTTCCAGGCGCAGCGTGCTGCGTACATCGTCCACGCTGCCTTTGTTTATCAATGACATTTTTGCTGTTTTATATATTTAAGATTTTGTTTTTGCGCTTCTATGCTTTCAATGGCTGCCTGCATGCTGTCTATTCTGCCGCGCAGGCTTTCAATTTGCTCATTCACCGTGTGAATGTCGGATGTGAGAAAATATCCGTTGGCTGCCCCGATTAGCACTTTGGGGTTTGCCAGGTTGAGTACGCGGATGTAATTGACCATTTTTCTAATACGAACCTCGGTTGTTTTATAGCCGCAATGAAATAGATAATCCATAATGCCGCGGTTGGTGATGCGACATTCGTCGTTGCTGTGTTCATTGAGCAGCAGCAGCATGGCGGGAACCAATTTTTCTTTTTCCAGATCGGTGAGCTGCCCGGTTATATTTTTAAAAAGTGTGAGCGGCATGCTTTTTCCATTTTAAGGGTTTATGGATATTATCTTTTAAAATAAACCACGCTTTTTCTGTGGCGCCCGGAACTGTTATTTTTTCATTGGTCGTGCGGAAGGTTTTATTTCTGCTGAAACAAAAAAATGAAAGCAGTTTCAATGAAAGCGGCCGGCAATATATTTCAAGCCTTTCACCGGTTTTGGTTTTTGCACCGCAGTGCAGCGGCATTCCCTGTGTGCTTTGATAGAAATAAATAATTCCTTTATCGCGGTGATCAATGGTAAATGACAGCTTCATTCCTTCTTTAAGGCAAAGCAGCTTTACCGCTTCGACGCTGAAGCGTATGTGGCCCCACTTGCTGATCTGTACTACCGGCGGTTTTCCGCGGCGGTTCCAGATAGTGTTTATGTTGAAGGTTTCGATCATGTTGCCTCTTCGCAAACTTTTTTTAATACGTTATCAACCTTTCCTGCTTTTTTCAACCATTCCTCTCTTTTTTCCAGTTCGCTGACTCTTCCATATCCTTGAATCGCTCTTGTACCGTTGCTTTCGCAGCGGTTTTTGAATTTTTGCAAAGCCTCTATGAGAATATCTATATCGGCTTCAGTAAAAAGTTCCCTGAATGGCGTGCTCATATTATCTTGTTTTATGTTTATTAAATGCTTTCAATCCCCAATATCGTTTTGCACCTTCTTCCCAAATGACATAGTTTTTATTGCCGCCAAACCGGCTTTTGAAAAATGCAATTAAGCCCTCCACTCTTATTTTTATGTGGGCATAAAACTCAACGGCTTTTGCAGCGGCGCCTTTTGGAAGCTTGCCATCGGCCCAGCTGATGTAGAAGATTATTTTTTTCTTCCGGCTCATGACAAATTTTTGTTTCAGTTCTGCGCATTGTGATTCGTTTAAATGGCTTGCCTGGAGGCTGTCGATTACCCAAATTTTTGCGCTCTTTTTTTTCTCCATCCGGTGAACAAGCTCAGCAAAACTGCAGCTATCCATTATCTCCAATTTGTTTCCAACTCCGTTTAGCATATCGTGGCGCTCTATCATGGTTTTTTGAATCGTTTTTGTGTGTCCTTCTTCGTAGCTGATGTATACGGCTTTTTGATTGAGCGCTATTATCAGGTCTTTCAGCACTTTGACCATGAAATTTGTTTTGCCATTGCCGCTGTTGCCGTAGATGATGCAATCGAAGGCATCTTCTATATCACCAAAAGACCGCTTGAAATCTTCAGGCAAGCCTTCCACATCGCGATACGTCTTTTGGGCCAATTGTTTTAATCCGATCTTTTTTCCCATTTTTATCTTTGGCCTTTAAAACTTTGTATAAATCCTTTTAAATCAAAGTGTAATGTATCAATTACAAAAACCTGGCCTGCGAGCCTAAAAACGTGCTGGTAGAAGCCCTGCACGGGTGGCCGTTGCTTCATTATGTCAATGATCTGTTTTGCTTCTTTTTCGGTAACCTGCTGCACCATGTATGGCCGCCAGCTATTGGTTATATGGCTGAATTTTTTTGTCTCTATGGTTATCATAAGAGTTGGTTTTTGCCAGGGCGTGGTAAATTCGCTGTTAATTGAATCAAAAAAGCGTGTAACCTGCTCTGGTGGCTGCTTTCATCACTTTTATTATATTTTTTTACGGCCAAAAAAGGTGTCAAACCCCCCATTGTATCCATCAGTTTGGGGCATGTTTTCACCCTTTATCAAACCCAAAGGGGTAGTTGTATCGCTATCTTCGATGCCATCATCCTCCTCATCAACCGGGCGTGGCCATCCACAGGCGAAGCACTCCTGCTCCTGCACTTCAACCACACTCCAGGGCTCGCCGCAGTGGGGGCATGTAAAATATTTTGGCATGGATCGATTTTTTTTACTGTTAACTTTTAAAAGGGCGTCCCGTAGACACGGGGCGCCGTTGTCACATGGACATCTTGAAGTACCCCATTCAGGCTGTCGCCAATTCTTCCACTTTCGGTTCCGCAAAGAATGTTTCGTCCTGCACAACGCTGAGATGCGTTTTTTTGCATAGCTTGTCGAAGCCTTCGTTGTCACGGTCGGCAATGAGTTTTTCTTTATTCGGTTCAGTTACTATCCTTACATAGTCGGGATAATATTCCTCGAGCAATGCGGTGACGGAGGTCCAGTTGAAGCTCCTGTCACATTTCAGCCTTGGCATGCCGGTTCGGAAGCCGATCCTGGTGTGCAAAAGCTCGATACTTTTTACATTGCCCCAGGTATCTTTTTGCTCGCTTGCATAAACGTGCAGCACTTCATAATTCTCCGCCTTCGCATCTTCAAGTTTAGTAATATTATCCTGGTACTTGCTGCGGATGCGGTTGATTTCTTCGTTCATTTTTGCTTCCAGCTTCATTTTCGCTACATACGCAGCGGCATACGCGGCGCTGGCATCCTGGGCCTGCTCATGGCTGATGCCGGTAATGACTTTCTTTTTTTCTCTTGCCATAACATTATTTTTATAGATTAATGATTAATTATTCATTCAGTTCGGCGTGCTTTTGCCGGTAGCGGTTACTGAGTTCATCAAGTGCTTCGGCCCGCCGCCTGGTATCGATGCAATATTGAAATTGCTCATTGAACCGGTCGATCATATCCTGGCATACAAAGAGCTGCTCCTGGCTGATGCAGCTTTCGATACATCGTGCTATCATTTCTTTGTATGGTATAAAGTATTTTTCGATCATAATTACAGTATTAGAAAGGGCTCAATATATATCCGCAAAAGGGCGTTGTAATGCCTGCTGTGCACGGCCAGGTAATTATTAAGAGCAATGGCCTGTATCATGCTAAGGCTCAGCGTCACGCCTTTGTTGCTGTTGGGATAGATGTCAAAGAATACCTTTTTTTTCAGGTACAGATCGGCGATGATGTATGTTTCGAGCTCCCAATCTTTCACCGGCGCCGCTTCTGTTACCGAGCGCAGCTCATCGGCTAACAATTGCCAATGCAGGCGTTTTAGTTTCAGTTTTACGTTCCTCATACTGGTCTTTGGTTAATTGTAAGATCAGTTCGGCGTAGCTTTCTTCCAGAACCTGACCGTTCAGGAATTTTGCTGCGGCCAGCACATCGGGGTCGTGAATGGATTGGTATAGTGTTTCCACGTCAATGATTGCTTCGGGGCTTTCATCAATGGTTTCAATGAACTCTCGGTCGCGAAGATCCCAATGGGCTTTCCACCAGTTCCAGAAGCGTTCTGATTTGCTTATCTGGCTGAATACAGCCGGGAAATCGCCGGCGATGTTTTTTAGATACGAAAGGCCGCATGAATAGATAAACTCATTATGGCGCTGCTCTGTCCATGATAGTGACAAGGTGACCTGGTGCTGTAGTTGTTTGTCTGTGTTCATGATTATTTGTTTTGGTTGATAAATAATATCATGCCCGCTTGATGTTGGGCGCTGCCAACTGTTTCGGCAGCTTATGTACCAGGCGGAAAATATTTTCGCTAATTGGTTCATTTTTTTTTGCGCAATAGCGAAGCACAGGGTCGAGATAATCGTGGAGCTCACCGTAATTATCTGCCAGCGCGAGCAGCAGGTCCTGCACGTCTGGCGCATCTTTGATGTACATATCAAAGAACGGCCTGAAATCCCTGGATTTGTTTATGGGCGAAATAAGACGGGTGCCGGCTTTGAAGCGGCGGCGGAGCTGTGGTACGGATGTCATTGTGTTGCGGCGGTTGATGGCTGTAAAAAGCTGGTCGGTGCCGATGAGCACGAGTGAGCAAATCTCGTTTACGTGATCATACAGTTGTTTATATGACTTCAGCATTGGAAGCTTGCTGTTTTCGGCTTCATCGAGTATGATGATGGGTTTGCCGCCGGCTTCGCAGATTTCTTTCAGCCTGATGATAATATCACGTAAGCAGCGGTGCTTTGAATTTCTGCCGATATAAATTTTCATTCCAAGCGCAATCATAATTTCCTGCAGCAGCACCAGCAGGCTGAATGAATCGCCGACGGTGATGACATAGGTGTGGTCCTGTTTTGTTTTTTTAAAGAGATTGATGCTGTAGGTTTTTCCGATGCCGGTGTCGCTGATGATCATTTTGGCCAAGCCGTTTTCTTTGGCATCAATGAGCTCGGATAAAATCTGTTTGCTTTGAAATGTCTGGATAGTTTGCCAGCCTGTGTACTTCATGATGTAGTGTTTTTGTGATTATAGAATTGTGAAAAGTCGTGGTTATTGTCGAGAAATGTTTCCTGCTCAACGATTTGCTGTTCAATAAACTTTTGTTCTGCGCCGTTCTTAATTTCCTTGACCAGGCTTCCGCTTTGTAAAACAGCTTCAGCGTTGTAGTAGTGATGATTCACCAGTTTCTTACGTGCCGCTGAAGCTTTGCTTACTTCACCCACTTGTTGCTTCTTTTCTGCCAGCAATGCGTTTAAATAGGTTCGGCTTCCGGTATAGTGGTCTTTCAGTGCCCGTGGTGTCAGTTGTGCGGATGTGGCAATAAATCGAATGTCATCATAATTGGTGACCAGGATACGGCTCATGTCGAAGGGATCATACAACACGTTTACTTTGGCGCCGATAAGTTTGTTATACATCCAGCTTTCGGGAAGATCATAGGAATATTTGTTGCCGTTTATCTGAGGCTCAACACCGCGGTTGGTAATGGTGATTCCGTCGGGTGAATGGGCGGGTGCATGTTTAATGCCGAAGGTGAGCAGGAACTGTTGGTCTGTGATGGTCCGCTTATCATCCGGGTGCAGCTGGTTCCATTCAGATACGAACTGCTCTTCTTTGCTTGCGGCATTCATATTATTTCGCTTTATATCGGGCATGTGGCGAAGCAGGTGAAAGAAATTTTCAATCTGCAATTCGGCCTGGTTTCCGATGAGCGGGCGGTTTTTTTGACTGCCGTTGAGCGCTTCCTGGTTTACGCCGCGGAATTTTGCGCTGATATTATTCCCGGTCCAGTTCATCATGTCGGGGTTGGTGACAAGCTGTTGCGCTCTTTTCCACAGGGGCCTGCGGAAATAGGGTTCGATATAACCCCGGTGTTTGTTGCTGTGCGCTGCGGGAATTATTTTGGCGATTTTATTATAAAATGGCGAAAGCGATTTGCTTGCCCATTTGTCTGCTTTTATTTCGAAGGGAAGATGCAGGCGCCTGTAATGCTGCGTATGTAATACATGGCGTCGAGCCAGGCGTGATAGATTTGCCATTGCTGCGGGCTTTGGCCTACGGTGTATGATTTGCCAAGGATAAGTTTTGTCCTGCTATCGACTACACAAATGGAGATGTATTTGTGATAATCATAATCAGCATCCGAGAAAAGAAAGTCAAGATTATTATCATCGTGCTCAACAAGGTATAGTGGCTTTGACGGCAGCAGGCCTTTTACCTGGCGAATATACTTTTCGTTGAAGGCGCCGTTGCCCTCGCGGCTCATGACGATGAGGTGTTCTTTTTTCCGTCGCCACACGCCTACGGTTGGCGGGGTGATAGGCTTGTAATTATTTTCTTTTGCCCATAAATTGTAAAACATGGCGATTATTACATCATCAAGCTGGCGCGGGTCCTCCAGTAATGTAATGAGTTGTGCTTCGCTTACTTCATCTTTTACTTTTGCCGCACGTTTGTTTTCGTGCATCTTATCAATAAGAAGATCATACCCTGCTGTCATATATTCTTTCACTTTCAATAGCAGCCTGCCGTAGCTGGAGGGAAAGTCGCCCGGCAATTGATGCGTGCCTTCGTATTTTTCGCTGGCTCCGTTTTCTTTTTCAATATCAATCATTGCTTTTACGTGGTTGTAAAACGTGGGTGCAGATATTGATAATTCCTTGATGATTTTTTTTCCGCTTTCAATTACATCTTTTAGCATGTTAAGCCAGGATGCGGCTCGGCTGTATTGTGTGATGCGGCGCATTGGAATTTTGTTACCGCTTGCAAATGTGTAGTTGATATAATGTTGTTCGGCTTTGTCGTCCTTGTGGACTAATTTTAATATTGGCTCCCTGGCTACAAAGTCGTAGGGGTCGCCGTAGCGGGCTTTGATTTTTTGTTTGTGGTCATTACTCAACGTCTCGAAGGAAACCAGGTTATAACGCCTGTCTTTAGGGTGATCTATAAAGGTGAGCCGTTGATTACCCCTACATTTTTCTTTCCTGTAATAATTTGTTGAAAGTCCGGATTGTTGCAGGCATTGTTCGAAAACAAAAAGTTCGCCGTTGATAATTTCGAATGCCCGGTCTTTAAGAGGGATGTGTTTCATATTTTTACTTCAAGTTTTTTTATTCAACGGGCACAGTTTTTTTAACCGCTTCAACAAGCAGGTTTTCGCCTTCCTGGAGCTGCATGTATATATTCATTACTCGTTCTATTGTTTCTTTACTTATTTTTTCATCACAAAGGATTACCCTATAAACAGTGCGTGTCGAAACCCCTGCTATTTCCGCGCTTCTTTTAACCCTTATTGCGTTTTCCGGGTCACGGGCCTTTGTTTTATCCAATTTTTTTTGCATACCTTTCTATGTCACTTATAATGACACAAGTTATGTCGAATTATTCCAATAATCCAAATTAATCGAATATTTTGTTTTCCACATAATTGAAATATTGTGAATTTCTTTGCAGAAAACTTGAAGTACCTGAGAAGTATAAAAGGTCTCAAACAGTATGAAATGGCTGACAGGCTTGGCTTTGAGAGAACGACATATAATGGTTATGAAAAAGGGAAATCGCAGCCTTATCTGGATGGAATTATTCGGATTTCGATTTTTTTTGGTGTTTCAGAAACTGAATTATTGCACACTGATCTATCGAAGTCAGGTAATCTAATTTTGAAAAAGACACACAGCAAAAAACATCAAAACAGTAATCTAATCAGTAAGCGAAAGGGTAATCTAAAAGAAAAATCATACCCGGAAAATGATTTGGTGTCACTTGCTGCAGAAGACCAAAAATCGGATATACTACATCAGCGAATTCCGCATGTAATTACGCTGGATACACAGGGTAATGAAAATGTGGTATTGGTCCCGGTGCGTGCCAGAGCCGGATACCTATCAGGATACGCTGATCCTCAATTCATAGAAACACTGCCTGCTTATCGTTTGCCAGGCCTAAATAATGGTACTTATCGTTTATTTGAAGTGGATGGATTGAGTATGTATCCAACATTACACAGCGGAGATTTAGTAATCGGCCAGAATGTAGAACAGTTAAGATTTTTAAGGGATGACAGAGTTTATGTATTAGTGACAAAAAATGATGGTGTTGTTGTGAAGCGTGTATTAAACAGAATTGAAAAAGATGGCAAGCTGATATTGAAGAGTGATAATTATAAGGACAGGGAAATGTATCCGCCAATTGTTTGCTTTCCAAATGATGCTATTGAAGTTTGGTATGTAGTAGGTTATATATCTCGTCAAATGCGTCCTCCGGCTGAAATTTACAATAGGGTAATTGATTTAGAAGGAAGATTAACATTATTAGAATCACGCTTAAAAAATAAGCAGTAAAATTTACCTGTAATTGTACTTTTTTTACCGCTTAGTATTTCTTATATTTTACAATAAATTCCTTTGAAACCCGCTTCAGTCTTGCATTTTCGCACAATTTTTACCTCTATTTAATTTTAACGTTATGATTTTACCCCCTTATTTCTCCTTTTGCTCTTAGCCAAAAAAAAATCCCTCCCGTTTTTGGCGGAAAGGACTTTGCTATAATGAAGAAAACCTAAACGAAAAATCAAATCTCAATGGAA